CACCGGCAGTCAGGTGCCGAAGAGCGACTTCGACACGGGATCGCAGGTGCCACCGCCTGCCGCAGATGATGACGTTCCTTTTTGAGTGACGCCGCCGAGGGCTAGCCGCGTATTCATGGGAGAGGAAACTTGAAGCGAACACCACTCAAGCGCAACACGCCGCTACGACGGGGCAAGCCCATGCGCCGTGTGCGCAAGACCGCGCAGACGTCGCCGGAAGACAAGGCGCGCCTTGAGTGGCTTCACAGACAACCGTGCTGTGCCCCTGGACACGAGAACTGCCCCGGCCCGGTCGAAGTCCATCACGACACACAGGACCGCGCCCACGGCAAAAAGGCAGGACACGAGCGCGGGATGCCGATGTGCCACACGTCACACATGGACTTCCATGCCAACGCGGGAGTGTTCAGGGGGTGGAAGCGAGAGCAGCTCCGGGAGTGGCAGACCGGGCAGGTGCTTCGCAGTCAATCGCGACCTGGCGGTGCAATTCACGACCAACCTTGCCAGGGGGTACAAGGAGCAAGGCATGCACGGCATTGCCTCTGCGTGCTGGGCACTCTCCCAAGAGGACACCGCGCAACCTGACATTGCCATAGCAGCGGCGCGCGTCGGCGGATTCGCCCATGCGGCATCCATGATGCGGGAATAACACACTGCATTTTATTTGCAGTGTTTTGAAAATACCGCTTGCCACAGGATTGGATCGGAGTAGAGTTGTCTTATGCAGTGGACAGCGGCGAGGGAAGTAAGCCAGGGCGGAAACGCCAGCCGAGCCGGACGCCTCGCCGCCAAGTAGCTGCACAAACCCAAACGGAGCAAGACCATGACGACGCTTAGGACCCCGACCCGCACAATCGAAATCACGATGACCGGCGTAACCTCCGATGGATACGACGATGGGATCGACTACTCCGGCGATTACATCGGCAACCTGGCCGACCCCAATCTGCACGAGTGCACCGACGACGACTGCAACCTCGACGGCACCGGGCACTACCACTGCGACGACGAGACAGCGGATTGGTGGGTCGCGCACTGCCGCGCGATGGAACTGCACAACGACCGTGTGGCGCAACTCACGTCCGAGCAGCGCGAGAAATTCCGCGCGGTGGCCGAGTCCGATGGCACGTACAACGTGGACGCGGAGGATCAACCTGGCGCGGGCGAGGCGCTGCTGGATCGTCTGTTTGGATCCGCCACCGAGTGGGAGGGCTAAGGCCATGAGCAAGCTCACCCAAACGCAGCCCCTGCCCGCCGTCGAGACGATGGAAGACCTGCACCGCGAGGATCCCGAGGGCGTGTTCACCCATCGCAGCGCTGACGTCAATGCAGTCTCGTGGACGGACCACGGGAAGCATCACGAGGCTCCCTACACCCGCCCAGCGTCGCAATGGTTGCCTGAAGCCCTGGACCGCCTCCTGGCTGACATCAAGGGGGTGCGCTCGTGAACCGCAAGCTGCTGCCGTCCTCCATCGGCGTCTACCGCATCATCCCGCGCAAGGAACTCACGCCCGAGCAGCTGGCCACGCTTCGGGCTGCCAGCGCCCAGCGGGTGCGCGAACGCCTCGTGGCGCTCATCGGCGATGGCCGGGTGTCTGTCTCCCAGGTGCAGGCGAAGTATGGGGCGCTTCTCGCGGAGGTGGGGTCATGCTAGCCGAATTGACCACAGACCGCACGCCCTACACCTGCTCTGGCTGCTCGCGGGTCACGTGGGCGCCCCCGCACCAGGTCGCCGTCACGTGCGGCCACTGCGGGACGTTCGATTTGGGCACGGCTCTCGCGCGCAACCGCTGGCGGACGGTCCTGGAGGTCCGCCAGGAGAACAAACCGCCCGTGCTGGTCACCCTCGTGCCGGCGCCACCTGCGCAGCGCTGGCCACGGCTGCACAGCCTCGCCGGCCACCGCGTGAGCCCCGCGGCGGCGGCTCTGGCCATCGTCGCCGTGATCTCGCTGCTGGCGGTGCTGTTTTGAGCGACGTGATCGGTCCCGACATCTGCTTCGACGGCTACGTGGCGCGCGCCGAAGCGGACGAGCATCTCCGCGGCGCCGACCGCGAGGACGGCGATGGCACGTCCTGGCGCTGGGAGAGCGGCAAGCGCGTCCCGCTCTGCCCCGTGTGCGGCGAGGTCTCCCGGTTCGCCGCCGACATCTACGTCGGCGACATCCTGATTCAGCGCGGGTGCTGGTGCTCCGAGGAATGTGCTGGCGCAGACCACGACAATCACGTGCGCGTCGACAAGGTGGTCGATGAGAGTAGTTTTCTGGCGGTCCTGGCCGCGCGGCCGTGCTGGTGCGGGATGGCCGAGCATACCGTGATCGATTTTTGTCCGAGACATGGAGGAGAAATCAATTGACATCCTCCGCCCCCTAAAGGAGGCGGATTCCCGGCTTCACAACCGAGTATTTCTCTTTCAACTCTGACTGCACCGCACCCCGAAGGACACGATGGCTAACACCAGATCCAGAGACAGAAACCGCGAGTCCCGCGGCCAAAATGTTGCGAGCTGCATTCTCGTCTCGGTCGTGTTCTGCATTGCAGCATGGGCAAGTCCACTTGCGCACGTCGAGGGGCAGGTGCTCGACGACGTGACCACAAGCGGAGCATGTCTTGCTGCTGGGGTAGAAGCGGTCGACTTTCACCAACTCCCGGCCATACCAGGCGCACTTGTACGCCAAGAATGTCAGGAGCATGCGCCAAGCCGCGTCCGAGATGACTCGGGCGAGGCAGTGGTTGCGGACCATTCCAGCGACGTTCAAATCCTCGACGACGATCACTTGGTTCTCGCGAACGAGTCGAGTGGAAAGCTTGTGCATTTGGTCGCGGCGACGGTCGGCCACCTTGGCGTGCAGACGAGCGAGCTTGATGCGAGCCTTGTTTCGGTTTTTGGATCCTTTCTGTTTGCGGGCCATCGCGCGGGAGAGGCGACGCTTGCGCTTCATCTCTCGGGCGTCGTGCTGGAGGTTGGGAATCTTCTCGCCAGTAGAGAGCGTGGCCAAGGCGTTGATGCCGAGGTCTATCCCGACGGCGGTCTTGAGCTTGGACAGGTGCTTGATGGTGCGGTCTTCGCAGAGCAGGGACACGTGCCATCGCTGGGCGGCGTCCAGACTCACCGAGGCGCTGGAGGGCTGCACGCCGGCGGGAAGCGGGCGACTCCATCGGATGTCGAGCGGAGCGTCCATCTTAGCCAAGGTCAGCTTGCCGTCGCCGAAGCGGAAACCACTGCGCGTGAACTCCGCCGAACCGCCCGCCCGTTTCTTCTTGAAGCTGGGGTACTTGGCCCGCTTGGCGAAGAAGTTGGCGTAGCCGGTTTGCAGGTGGCGCAAGGTCTGCTGGATAGGAACGCTCGAAACCTCGTTAAGGAACGCAAGCTCGGGCTCTTTCTTCCAGCCGGTGAGGGCGGAGCTTTGGGCCGCGTACCCGATGGACTTCTTCCCCGACGTCCACGCCTCGCTGCGTTCGTGCAGGGCGCGATTGTAGACGAGACGACAGCACCCGATGGTCCTGCGGAGCAAGACCTCTTGCTCGGCGGTCGGGTAGAAACGGTATTTGAATCCCCGCAACGGCACGCTTGCAGGATACGCTGTGCGCGTGTAAAGTCAACCATCGTAGCAACCGGACGGCGTTTCCTCTGCCAGCTAAAGCAGGCAGTCCCCGCCCGGTGAACTGATGGAACGAGACTTCACGAATTGGAGCGACGGCGGACGGGCCTTCGAGCGGATGGCCGACCTGTGGCCCGTGAGCAGGCGAGACGAGGCGCCTACCGCGGCCGAGGTGGAGCGGGTGAAGAACGGGACTGTGGACCCGCCGGCAAAGAGGGAGCCTCACGCGCCGGCCTACTCGCGCGAGGAGTTGGTTCGCATCGCCCGCGCAGACCTGGCCTTCCGCCTCGATGTGCTGGGCCTGTTCCTCTCAAATCGAAAGACGCAAGTTGCGTCTATCGACTCACTGCAAAACGCAACGAATCCAGGCACATAGGCGGGAGCGGCGCATAAAAACGCTCAAAACAGGTTGGGCGGCGTAACGCGAACCAGCGCTCGCCACTCTGGCGAAGTCCTTGACAGGTTGGCACACGGTGGCGCATCGTTGGCTTTGTGTCGCGATCGCAAGCAGGACTTGACTCGGCCGAGATTCGCGTACCCCTGACGGCGCTGGCGCCAGACCCGGCAAATGCGCGCAAGATGAGCGATGCTGCGCGGGCTGGGCTCGGCGTGAGCATGGAGACCTTCGGCGAACTGGGCATGGTCTTCAACGACCGCACCGGGCAGTGGGTCAGCGGGCACCAGAGGTACGAACGGCTGCTCGCCGCGGGAGCATCCGAGTGCGTGCGCACCGGACCCGAGGGCTACATCGTTCACCCAAAGACTGGCGAGCGATTCCGCGTGCGGTTCGTCGACTGGGACGAGACGCGGCAGCGCATGGCGAATCTCGTGGCCAATAACCCGAAGATTTCGGGCGAGTTCACCGAGGACGCGCTGGCGCAGCTCAAGGAGTTGGAGGACGACGAAGACGGGTTCGAGCTACTGGCGCTGGATGAGCTGGAAAAGGAGTTGGCGGCGGAGTTGGGCGCAGTCGCAAGCGCTAGCGGCGACGGGACCGGCTCTGAAGATCAGTCCGCCGAGCTGCGCGAGAACTTCCAGATCGTCGTTACGTGCGTGGACGAGGTTCATCAGTCGACGCTGCTCGAACGTTTCACCGAGGAGGGGCTAAAGTGCCGCGCATTGATCTAGCGCTCACGGCGCCGATCACCCGCTCGGCAAAGGTGCTTCAAGTTGAAGGCATGTTCGACGTGCCAGAGAAGCGGCACTCGAACGTCGAGTTTCATTTCGAGGTTCCTCTGGACGCGCAACCATGGCAGGTCGGACTCATCACCGGACCCTCGGGCGCCGGCAAGTCGCAAGTGGCACGCGCGATGTTCGGTGAAGCCCTGATCGATGGCTACAGTTGGGACTCCGACAAGGCCATCGTGGACGGCTTCGGCTCCATGCCGGTGCGAGACGTTGTCGGGGCGTTGTCGTCCGTCGGCTTTGCCTCGCCGCCCGGCTGGCTCAAGCCATATCGGGTGCTGTCCAACGGCGAAAAGTTCCGCGTGAACCTCGCCCGTGCCATCGTAGACGAGCGGCCCCTGGTGGCGTTCGACGAGTTTTCTTCCGTGGTTGATCGACAGGTGGGACGCATTGGAGCGCACGCGTGCGCCAAGGCCGTGAGAGCGCGACCGGGCAAGCGCTTTGTCGCCGTGACGTGCCACGAGGACGTGCTCGATTGGTTGCAGCCCGACTGGGTGCTGGAACCTCATATCGGCAAGTTCTCATGGCGGGAGCATCAGCGACGCCCAAGCGTCAATCTCGAAATCGTTCGATGCACACGTGAGGCGTGGAAATGGTTCGCTCCACATCACTATCTGACGGCAGATCTTCCGGGCGGGTGCCGATGTTTCGCGGGCCTCCTAGATGGGACATTGGCGGCGTTCGCGGCGGTGAAGTTCTTCCCGCATCCAAAGCTTCAACGGGCGTGGCGTCTATCTCGGATTGTGGTGCTGCCAGATTTTCAGGGGCTCGGACTCGGCGCGCATGGATTGCCGAATACTTGCGGGGCCATTATCCGCGCGCTCGGGGGCACGTGCATTGTCCAGACCTCGCATCCCGGACTAATCGCTGCGTGGGCGAAGTCGGCGGCGTGGAGGATGACCGCCCGGCCGCACATCCCTGGGAGTCTCAGCAGCAGCAGCAGCATCAGGGACATGCCGCGGACCTCGGCGAATGCGCAGGGGCGAAGGGTGGCGTCGTTTCGCTACGCCGGCAAGGGCCACCCGGATATCGAGGAGGCGCGACGCTTATGGTCATGACAAGCACGGCAAAGGGCTTGACGCCGTCATGCGGCATGAGATACTTAGCGCATGAGGGCATTGACGGTCAAAGCACCTTGGGCATGGGCGATCATCCACGCCGGGAAGGACGTGGAAAATCGCACGTGGTCGACATCCTATCGTGGGACGTTGGCCATTCACGCCGGCAAGGGCTGCACGCGCACCTATCACGCGTGGGCCGCTGGGTGGATGGCCGCGATAGGGGTGGATGCTCCCGCACTCGACGATCTGGCGAAGGGCTGCGTGATCGGGACGGTCGACCTGGTGGACTGCGTGCGCGCCTCGGGTCGACGATGGGGCATGCCGGACAGCTGGCACTGGATTCTGCGCGACCCCAGGCCAATCCAGCCGCGATTTGTGCGCGGTTCGCTCGGACTCTGGACGCTCGGCCCAAGCTTCAATCCAACCCATCGGCGGATAAGGTGCGCAGAGTTTCCACACACTTCGACTTGGCGCCGTACTTGCGGAAATACGACATCGACGAACCGCACCCGGCTGACTTCCTGACGAGTTTCACGCCGCGCGCGAGATTGAGAGAGATCGCGCGAGATATGAGAAGGCGCGCCGATGGCTGACGACTCCCCCTTCCCGCCCAGCAAGCGCGGGACCCACCCAAATAGCCTGGCGAATCTGCGCCCGGCTCGCGCGGGTGAACCTGGCAAAAACAAGACCGGGTTCAACGGCCGCACGCGCGCCGAGACGGTGGCGAAGTTCCTCGAAGAGACAGACGACACCGACATGGGCAAGGCGCTGCTCGCGAAGGTCGGATGCTCCGGTGGTACGCGCATCCGCGGGCTACTCCACCGTGAGTGGCTGGCCGGCATGGGCAAGAGCGACTTGGCACGCAAGACGCTGATCGAGCAGTACGCGGGCAAGGCGCGCGTGCAGCTCGAAGTGATGGGAGAAGGCGGCGGACCTCTGACGACCGTGACCCGCCAGGAGACGCTATCGGCTGAGGAGATGGCCCAGCGATTCCTGAGAGCCGCTCGAATAGCGAAACAGATCCTCGATCACGATGCAGCTCTATCTACGGCTCCGCAGGCGTTTAGCGAGATCGATGTGAGCGCTCAGGAATTGCCCGAGCCAAGCACATCAGAGGCTCCGACTCCCCACGGTGCCTCAATGGGGGCGCTGTCTGTCGGGCAGGCGCCGACACCACAGCCAGGCGCGCCGACTACAACGGGACCCAATGCGGGGATGATTCGACGAGGCTCTTGATGTCCGCCGCCGTCGAACGCAAAGACCTCGAGGTCCTGGACTTCACCCGGCGCCACACCGAAGCCAAGTTGTGCGCGGCGGCCCGCTCGGACTTCCGCGCGTTCGTCCAGTACGTGATGCGAAACGAGGAGACCGGTAGAACCATCGACCTGGCACCCCTGCATTATCGCTGGTTTCAGATTGCGGAGAACTACGATCGGCTGGTGCTGTGGGCGTTCGTTGAGTCGGGAAAGACCCTGAGCCTCAGCGTGGCCCGAACGCTCTACAAGCTGGGGCGCGACCCGACGCTGCGGTTCGCGATCGTCAGCAACACGTCGACCATGGCGACCAAGATCGCCAACCTGATCGGCCGCTATATCGAGTCGAGCGAAGCTTTGCACGAGGTGTTTCCCGATTTAGTGCCAGACCCGTCGATGCCGTGGAACAGCGAGCAGCTTACGGTCCAGCGATCGACGATGTCGAAAGATCCGTCGGTCAACACGCTGGGCGTCGGGTCCAACACGCAGGGCGCGCGCATCGACGAGGCGATCTTGGACGACATCCTGAACCGAGAGAACACCCGCACCGAATACATGCGGGCCGGCGTGCTCGACTGGTATCTCAAGACGATTCCCGGCCGTATGACCGCGCGCGGGCGCATTCTCGCGATCGGGAACGCATTTCACCCGCAAGACCTGCTACACACGATGGCTCGCAACCCGCGATGGCACGCGTTCAAGTACCCGATCTTGTCGAAGGACGGTCAGAGCGCTTGGCCCGAGGTGTGGTCTCTCGCGCGCATCGAGAAACGACGCCAGGAGATCGGACCCATCGAGTTTCAGTCTCAGCTCATGTGCCAGGCCACCGACGACTCGACTTCTCGATTCAAGCGCGAATGGCTCGACGCATGCAAAGCCCGCGGCGAAGGCAAAAGCATGGTGTACGCGCTGCGGGCGGTCCCGACTGGGTGCAAGGTCTACTGTGGCGTCGACCTCGGCGTGGGGCTGAAGGCAAACAACGACCTGACGGTCTTCTTCGTGATCTTCGTCCACCCGAACGGCGACCGCGAAGTGCTATGGGTCGAGTCGGGTCGCTGGGTCGCCACCGACATCATGGCCAAGGTCGTGGACCTGTACGAGCGGTTCCACTGCGTGTTCGCGATCGAGAACGTGGCTGCCCAGCAATTTCTGGTTCAGATTCTCCAGAACAACACCTCAATCCCCATCGTCCCATTCACCACCGGCAAAAACAAGGCTGACGCCTCGTTCGGAGTCGAGGCCATGGGGATTGAGATGGCGTGCCGGCCGCCCAAGTGGATCATCCCGAGCCAGGGCGGGCGCTCGCATCCCGAGATCGAGGAGTGGGTGGGCGAGATGCTGAGCTATCACCCCGACGCGCACGCCGGAGATCGCCTCATGGCCTCGTGGTTCGCCAAGGAAGGCGAGCGTCTCGGCAGAGTCGAACCCAAGCCGGAAGTCGGCTCGGTATACCTCAACCTCTCTAACTGGTAGGATGGCCCCCCATGAGCAGCGGAATTTCTCGCGACATCAACGCCGGCCCTCAAGTCGTCGGAGCAGCGGCCGACTCGAACCTGGTCTCAGATAAGATCCGTCGGCTCGGGCTCAGCCCGCGCCAGCTCGAGCTGAACCGCCTCTACAGCTATTTCCGGACCGCGCAGCACGATGACTGCGCGACGAACTGGGACGGGAGCCAGAACGCAGATAACGTCACGCGTGCGAGTATCGTCTCGTCGGCCGCTCTCCCGCCGGGATACCAGGACACATTCGGCGAGCTCGAAGCGCTGCCGATGCGGTACCGCCGCCCGAGCGTGCCCTGTCACCTGTGTCACCTGGTGGTATCGCGCTTCACCGGACTGCTGTTCGGCGAGCAGGCGTCGCCGACCTGGAAAGTTCCGGGCGACCCCGACACTGAGGGTTGGGTGCAGGCGGTAACGGACGCATATGGGTTGTGGTCCGCGATGCTGCTCGCGCGCAACATGGGCGGAGCCATGGGGACTGCGGTGGGCGGCTTCAAACTGATCGGCGGAAAGGTCGTGTTCGAATCGCTCGACCGGCGATGGTGCTTCCCCACGTTCGACCCAACGAACCCGAGCGAGTTGATCAAGCTTGAAATCCGCTACATGTACCCAAAGGAAGTTCGGGACGCCGACACCGGCCAGTGGAAGGAAGAGAACTACTGGTATTTGCGGATCATCGATACCACGACCGACTGCGTGTGGAAGCCCCAGCCGGTAGGCGACGGCAGCAGCGAGCCCAAGTGGGACGACCCGGAGACAGTCGAAGAGATGCGCGAGCACAACTTCGGAGAGGTGCCGTACCGGTGGATCCCAAATATCGAGGTCTCGGACGACTTGGACGGCGACCCCGATTGTCTCGGGGCCTACGACTATTTCGACCGCATCGGCGAGCTGGACAGCGCGATCCACGGGGGCGCGTTCCGGAATGCCGACCCGACGCCGGTAATCTCGAGCGACGCGAGCCTGACGAAGGTCGGAATGGGGAGCAAGTCCGCGATCAAGCTCGAGAAGGGCGGAACGCTGGTTTTCGCGGAAACCAGCGGCGCGGCCACGGAAGCCGCGGCCAAAGAATCAGATCGACTCGAAGACAAGGCGCTGCAGATCTGCGAGTGCGTGCTGGCAGACCAGCGGTCGACCGACGGCGCTCCCATGACCGCCACCGAGATCACGAAGCGCACGTCATCGATGTTCGCAAAGGCGTCCATGTTGCGCACGCAGTACGGACAGCGCGGGGTGGTGCTGCTCATGGAGATGCTCCTGCGAGTCGCGCACAAGCTCGACCGTGGGCGGCCGGCGGTGCCCGGCGAAACCG